TATGTAATCTTCATAATCCTCGTTATATTTATCGTAAATATTATCTTGTGATGTATTGGGTACCCTTGTACATCTTTCAGGATATTTCTTTACGAAGTCATAGGCTTCTTGAGTAGTCATTACCTTGTCTGAGGTAAATTCGTAGGTTACATAGGAATAAGTTTCACCCAATCTAGAAACTTCATATTGCTGGTATCCAGATTTCTCAATCTTATAGATTTGATTTTCTGGAATCGTTTCTATTTCTACCCTATATTTATACCATTGCTTCTTCTCTTCTTTTGGTTTAATACCCATGCTGTCTTGAAGAGAGATTAACTTGGTTATTGGACTTTCAAAACGAGAAGGAGCAGTGCTCACTTCTACTGGATGAGTTTTATTCTCACCAATAAAGTAAATCACTGCCCCCAGGGTTACCAGGCCCAATATGAATTTAGTTTCTGAGTTCATAACCTGTAGTTTCGAATTTATTTTTAATGTTCTTTGCAAGGTATTTACCTTTTGATTCTGCTTGATGTAACTCGTTGCAGATTTCATAAGGTACATCATCATAGCGATAAACTCGATTACCTTTAAAAGCAACCCAAAGTTGTTTTTTCTTTGAGTCATAACCAAAGCCCTCAATATTAGAGGATTCGCAAGGAATCATTTCGACTCCGGTGTTCATTTCTACTGATTCTAAGTATTCGTTCTTTTCCATGTCTATATTAAAATTTTAAAAGTGTTAGTTCTGGGTGGAATTTTAGATTTGCCCTCTGGAATATTGCCCAAGTACCAAGTACTCCCTGAGAATTAGTATGTACCCATTCATCTTCCATTCTGAACAATATGTGAGAGCATACCAGCATTTGGTATTCACTTAGCATATTTATCAGTTGAGGAGTATTCTCGATTTCCACGTATAATTCAATGTGCTCATCTAGTGCTCGAATTATTTCGTCATCCTCAATCTGAAGGAGTTTTTTGATTAAGTCTTGGGCAATATCATTTCCATTTTTAACGTCCTCTTTGATTGAGTTGAGTGATTCAATCTGAATACCAGCAATGAGCTTTACGATGTCTTTTGTTTCCTTGTCCATAATTAAATTTTCTTTATGCAAATATACTAAAATTATTTTATATAAAATACTCTTTTAATAAATACGGAGGTAAGTGTTAGCGGTTCTTGATTTCTTCCATCTTTTCCTTTATGGAGTCTGGAAATATAGCATCGTTTACCCATCTTAGGAAGAATTTAGAAGGCTTCTTTTCGGGACTTAGAAGCAATTGTCTCTGTTCAGTAGAGAACTTAATCCTTTCGGATTCTAACATATACTTTGGAAGTTTAGTGAATTCTGCCTGAGAGAAAGAGATTACGTTTTTACCAACTTGGGCCCTTAATGGTTTCTTCCTTTCCTTATAGAGATAGGGGATAATCTTTTTCGAAGGTCCCCCAAGGATGCTAAAACCAAAGATTACCATTGGGTCAAATTTATCTGCTTTTGGGTCCTTAGCCCGTTTGATACATCTTGCCATCCAAGAGAATGAATTGGGATATTGCTTATTGTCTGTTGCTTCTCCCACATCTTTTTTATTAAACTCAAATCCAGGAAAGTGAAATAGAAAATCTTCAGTAAGGATAAATACAAATCCCAATCCCCTAAGATATTTAATGATATCTTGTTGGCTTTTACCCTCTTCAATCATTTTTTCTACATCTGCAAGAATATCCTCCCTTGGTGATTCCAATTCCTTAGTTGTAGACCCTGCAGGTCTTCCTCTGCCAACATTAGGTGCCTTAGCAGGCAATGTACCAGATAACCTATCTAAGTATTCTTTAAAGTTATCAATATCTTGTTTATTAGTAAGAGTTACTTCTACTCTTATGGGACCGTTATGCTGTACCTTTGGACCTGAATTCATCTCGGTATAAGCATCTACCAACCTATCTGATAAGGGAGTACCATTCTCTGATAGTGTAGTGATTCTAAGTTTTGGTTTATATACTTCTTGTTCCATTTTCGACTTAATTAGAAAATAAAAGGCCTGAACAATTTTTATATTGCCAGGCCTTCTACCATTATTAACGAATACTCAAAAATATGATAAGTAAAAGTAAAAAGTGCTCTTATTAATCTTCTTCTTTAGCGGCCTTCTTTTTCTTCTTGTCTTTGGCCTTCTTATCTTTCTTATCGGAAGCCGGTTTTTCTTTTACCTTTTCTTCCTTCTTTTTCTTAGTTTCCTTTTCCTCCTTGGGAGCCTTACCTGAAGCAAGTTTTCTTTGCTCCATACGATATTTTTTCTTCTCAGCCGAAGTCATTTCTCTGCCATCGATGAGAGGATAATCGTATTTGGTAGCTGTTCTACCACCATTCCCCTTCTTTTCCTTTTTCTCTTTGGCAGCCTTCTTCTCAGCTTTTTCCTTCTTCTCTTTTTCCTGGAGTTTTACCAATTTCTTGTTGTTCTCTTGGTCAGCTTCAGGATAGGCAGCAGCAACTTTGTCTCTTTCCTTATTGAGCTTGTTTACAAGTTCGGTAACCTTTTTACCATGTTTCTTGTCTTTGGTCCAATCCTTAGTAGGGTCCAACTTGTTCTCTTTAAGGTAAGCATCCAAAGCTTTCTTAGCCTTTGTGAGTTCCGGAGTCTTGGATTCCGATTTACTCTTCTTTTCGTCTTTCTTAGCCATTTTCATTTATATTAGGTGAATAATTGAATTTCCTATTTACATAATACCATAGTTATACCTTCCTAATTTGGGTTGGGATTTCTTTAATTTCTAGGATTTCTAAACTGCATTGTTTTAAAACTGCCTCGAGTTGAAGTATATCTTCTACCTCTTTCTGAGATAAGTCCGTAAAAGTTTGTTCAAAAGTTTCTTTCTGTTCCCCCCTTATAAAATTAAATTGGGCAACAATATAAGTCCCATGAAGTTTTTTATTCAGGGCTCCTTTAAGAGATATGAGTTTTCTTTTCAGATAATTACTCTTCAACCTATGGGATTGGTATTCGCCTTTCTTACCCTTACTAAGAGCTACCTTTTTAAGGTACGAAACATAATCTAATTCTCTGAGAGTTTGATTAATGTTTCCCACTAATAATCTTAAGTCTTTTTCCATTTGGGTCTTTGCATTACTTGGTTAGATACTTCCTGAGTTTCTTCTGATAGCATTTCTCTTGCCTCATTTATTATATTGATGGCAAGTTCCCTTTCATCTGGTCCCAGGTTTAATTCTTTATCTTCTAGTACATCAGTATAAGTATTTATTAGATTATCCAATGCAAGTATTCGAATATTCTTTCGAATTGCTAATTTCTCTTCTTCCATGGGTATAAAAAATTAAAGCCCACTACCTTCGCAGGCAATGAGCTTTTGGCTGAACAACGTCCTAAGTGTGGGGTTGTTACTCTATGAAATTTAAACTATTGCAGACTATATGTAATCGCTATTTTAGGATGTGCCTAGATTAATCTTCTGATTCTTCCTCTTCTTCTTCCTTAGCCTTTTTGTTTTTCGGAGAACAAATAACGCCATGTCCTTTCTTAGACTTAACGGTAAGAGTTCCCGGAACGAATGAAACTGAAGTTGATACCGGTTTGCCATCCGTAACCAATACAGAAGTAACCACTACACCCTGATAGCCTTCTTTGTTCTTTACTGCATAACCATAATTGCGAACTTCGGATTTTTCGTTGATTTTGATAACATCAATCTGTTTGCTGTTGGGGCGTTGTTCTGCAGGACGATTCTTGAGTGCCTCTTGACGAGCTTTACGTTTAGCTTCTTTTTCGGGGTCTTTTTCCTTATCCCCTTTCTTCTTGGAGTCTGATTTCTTTGTTGCCATAATTTTTAATGTTTTATAAGTTAATGGTTATTATAAGTAAACTTCTACGTTTATTAATAGTTGATAGTAAAGGTAGGGGAATTTCCCTACCTTCTTTTAAATCTTGAATACAGTTACCAGATTACTTTTTCCCTTTCTTGCCTTTACCTTTGGTTTCTTTCTTTGCCGGCAATTTGAGACCGAGTTCTTTGGCAATTGCTTTACGGAGTTTTTCGATGTCTTCTTCTTCAAAGTCGTCCGGGTCAGTTTCGAGGTCTTTGTCGTCGCAGACATCCTCAAGTTCTTCGAAGTCCATTTCTGCAAGAGCCTCGGCAGTCAGTTCCTCTTCCTCCTCGTCTTCTTCGTCATCGTCATCAGAGTCCTCATCGTCGTCTTCCTCTTCCTCGTCGTCATCGGAATCATTTTCGTCCTCATCATCTGATTCTTCCTCTTCTTCCTCTTCGGAATCATCATCATCATCATCGTCTGATTCTTCCTCTTCTTCTTCTTCCTCGTCATCGGATTCAGAACCAAAAAGGTCTTCGGCTTCTTCGGCAGAAAGCATGATAGGAGCAGGGATAATCTTTACTGAGCCGTCTTCGTACTTAATGATGATTGCACCATTGATTTCTGTTCTGGAAACTTCTTTCAGTTCCACTTCTTTTTTCTTCTTAGCCATTTTCGTAATGTTTAAGTTGGTTAATAATTTATTTATATCACTCTGTTATAAGTTTCTTTACCAGTATGGATTTCTGAGTATACCCAGATTTTACTAATTCCTCCTGAGCAATATTGAATTGTTTTATCTCATCTAGAGTTGTCTTTAATTCTAATTGAGATTCAATTGTTATTGCCTGAGAGGCAAGTTCCTTGTCACCTTGATAAGTGACTATCTTAAACTTCTTACCTGCAAATGGGTTTGCTGGTTGATGTGCTGTGATTTTAAAACCTTCGTTATTATTCATTGCTATATTTAATTTTAGTTATCCCAGGAATACCCACCTTCCCAAATACTTCGGTATAGAATTTGTATTTCCCTTTTATCATTGTTTTATAGTTATCGGATAATCGAATTGGGTAGACCCATATTTTATTTTCTATCATCCTATTTGTCATTATATAAGCATAAGACCTTCTAAGTTTAATACTCTCTAATGGAACAAACCCTTGAAATAATAGAGACTTCTTAATAAACCTTTCTTTGGGCAAATACCCTAAAAATTTAAGTGATGCCTCATCGAATATTTCAAGCATATCCCTTTGTGCTTTGATAAATAGTACCTTTTGTATTGGGATGTTCATCTTCTTTCTTAAATATAAAGCCAATGAACTTACCAATGGAGGGTACTGCAGGAATAACAGATTGAATTTATGTTTCTCCTCTTGACTCAGCCTGTTGTAAATCCTGTAGGATAGCAAGATTGATTTGTAATCTCTTTTGCCTTGTATACTTGGGAGATATGCCTTGCCGTTGTCCATAGAGTTTGATTGAGTACCTTTCATTGAATTCCTTTTTTCCTTTAGACTTAAAGACTCGGTGCATTTGTACCATAAATCTTCTTCGTCGGTGTTTATCTATGTGATATTCATCGGGCATTATGAACTTCCTTGCTTTTACGAATTTACCCTTAAACCAGAATTTAGTACTACCCTTTTTAAGAAGTTTACCATTCATATCGGATAATTCTCTAATGCCTTGTTTTATAAGTTTCCTCCCAGATATTATATGGATATATTGAAGAACATCTACACCATAAAGATAAACTAAGGTAACCTTTACTTGGTGTCTAGTAAAATATGGTATACCGGTTAGATGTTTCCTATATAATTTCTTTTCAGTAACAATCTTATTGGTAGTATCTGGTCTCCAAGTCCATATATAATATCTATCTGGTCGTATGGGTCCGTTGTTACTTTCCTTTAGTTTTACCATTTATATTCCTCTTTGCCATTCTATACCAAAGATTGATAGATTTCTCATTTGCTTCGGGGAATTTCTTTTTCATTCTCCGAATAACTCTATCAAGTTCAAAACCTTTTGCAGTTAATTCGAATACATAAGATTTCTTTGTACCCTTGATAAGATTAAATTCATCCCTCTCTCTTGGTGGTTTCTTTTCTCGAGGTTTCTTTATCCCAGGAACTCGTTTGGTTCTTCTTTGCCCATTTTCCCCTTCTTCTCCGAGAAACCCAAGCCTTAATCTGGAATTTCTTAATGGGTCATCTTTCGAATACCCAATATTTTCTAATTGCTTATCCATCCAATCGTCATATTTATCAATTAACGATTTATCTGGCTTTTCTTCTGATACATTGATATAATGTAATAAGTCAAATACCCCAGCAGAACAAGCATCAGGGAAAGGCATCCCTAATATGATAGCCTTTCTCTTTAAATCCTTATAAGTCATGTTTCTCCCAGAAGCACCAAGGAAATTTGATTTCTCCTTGGATGGAGCTTTCATGTCTTTTCTACTCTTTTTTGCCATATCATTAATATTTTAAAGTATTCATTTATTTTCTTTGCAAATATAAGAATAAATAATTTAATCTTATCTTATTTCTCTATTTATTTTTATAAAAATCCGAGGTTTTTGCTCGGTTCGCAGCAGTGGATTTAGGTTTTTTATGCTTTCTCTTGATATGTGTGTTATAAGCCATATCCAATTTCTTAATATTGAATTCTATGTTGTTCACTTGATTATAGTTTACTGCTTTTTCCACACAGCAACGGTACTCTGGCCAGAATTTTTGTCCAAGCTTAACAGATTCGGTTTTAATCATGAACTTAGATACCATAAAACCAAAGGTATCAGCATCATCTTTAGTTTTAAATACATACATGTAGAATCTACTAAATTCATCTACTACTTCATCCAAAGGTCTTACTGGTAACAATAGATAACCATCGGTATATAGGTCCTCAGATATTAAAGCTACCCAATACTTTTTCTTTCCTGGTTTTACTTTATACCTAAACCTTTCCTTGAGTTTAGTGTGCATCCAATCCGGTACTCTATTAAGAAGATACTTGATATATATCTTATCCTTCTTATTCGACCGCCTTTTAAATGCAGATGGCTGTTGTAGCATCCTTGGAAGTATTCTAAAGTTATTCCACCTATCAAATTCAAGAATTAATCTTAGAGTATCTATGTCCCATTCATCATCAGACTCCTTTAACCTCTTCATGTTTCTCTCTATATTTTTAGAGTTTACCTTTGGGAGTAATTGAGCCGAGTCTCCTGTGAATAAGCTTGCTTCTTTTCTTTTTAATCGTTTCTCTAAACATCCCTCCATATAATCTTGGAAATTCCTCTCACAGGGGCAATCTGGTCGAAAAATAGAAGTGTGTTTCTCAAAAAAATCCGAGAATAGCCTAAAGAATTTCTCTGACCGTTCCCGGATTTCAAGATACTTATAATGAGATAATTTTAAAATTTCACCAGCTTCCCATGAAGATTTACTTTCTGATAGTTGAAGGAATAATGATTGTTGTTCTTTATCAATTAAACAACTCCAGGCTTTTTGTTGAGCTTCGTTCATAACATTAAATTCTCCTATATCTCATTATACTATCAATTGCTTCATTGGTTATCTGATTAGGATCATATTCCCCAGAATTAGCATAAAGTTTATCTGGGTCATGATTTAAATATACACTATAGATAACGTTGTCAAAAGGTAACCATACTTCCATTCTTCCCATTTCAGGGTATATAAGAACTTTTACTCTTTTACAAAGATGGTCAACCTCTAATACTGTAGCATCTACTCCCTCATAGGGATAACCCCGTAATACTAAGTAATCTCCAGGCTTTACATTGACTAAATCATCTACTGAAAACTTCTTATTCTCTCTAGCAATACGTTTAAATCGCCTTACTTCTTTTCTACTACAAGTAGCCACTAAAGAGAAATCATCAAAGTCTTCTGCATTGTCAATTCTTACCTTTTTCTTTCTTGGGTGCATTGTCTCAGTATTACGTAACCAAGTTCTGATACCAGATATATTTCTACGTAACTTATTAAGAAAAGGCCTTGAGAATGCTAATTTAGTTGGCATTCTCATAAAACCATAATTGAATAATACTGGTACTTCTTCGAATACCATCTTACCCTTTGTGGTTTTTCTTAATACGTTTACCATAGGAATAATTGCCTTGATTTGGTCATACCCCTTTTCTTTGAGTTCTTTATTGATTTTATCACAGTACTTCCTTTCAAGGTAAAATATACAATATGAGTATGGGGTATGCTTCTTCATAGGTTACCGGTTTTTAAGAATTAACTTAGCTTGTTTATGTACTAACTTATAGTTTACATTCTTCAATATATCACTAGCCATGAATACATAAAGAATCTCATCTATCTTTGGTACATCAATTACCATAATATTGGCTTTATCGAATAGGGGTTTATAGAATACGGAAGATAAATCCTTTCCAACTACAAAGAAAAATTCTTCTGAGGGCATTGAATTATATCTCATACAGAGTATAGGAACTTTATTTGCTCTTTTTGCATCCTTAGAAGCTTGTTCCCAGAATTTCAATATATCGCATCCCTTATTACCTAAGAGTAGATGTTCAAACTTAATCTCTTTATAGTTTTTACACTCAACCGATATTTTACATCTATGGGCATGTCTCTCATCCTGACACATGATATCAGAAGCTAAATCCCTACTCTGATGATTTGCCCCAGAGTATGGAGTTCTCCCGAATTTATAAGAAGTCCATTTGGTAAACCATTTGGAAACTTTCAATTCAAATTTATTACCTTTGCGTTTACTATTTGCCATAATTGTCTTGTTATAACTTAATTATAACATTATAGTAATTGGTATCTACTCAGGCCTTGGGTCTTTTCCACTTGCAAAATTTTAGTATTACCTAGAGGAAGAGAATCTAAGTGGGTTATCAAGAATAAAGTTTTCTCTTTGAATATGTAACGTATTAAAGAAGTAACTATTTCTATGTTATCTGAACTTAGTGATTCAAATACCTCATCAAGGAATGCTAAGTTAATACCCTTAGAGGCAGTTAAAGCCTCATTCATTGCAAAAGCCATTGCTACACAGACCAATTGTTTCTCGCCACCCGATAGTTCATCGTAATCTATAATCATCCCATCTCTTTCAATAAGAGTAACAAATTCTTTTCTAGCAGTACCCAAATCAATATTAAATTCGATCCTAAATCCTAATACCTCTGAATACTTATCGAGGCATTTATTTAAGAACTCAAGTGATGAATCAAATAGGTAAGCCTTAATCCCATTATTACCCAATGGGTCATTAATTAACCAGTTATAATTCTCTAACTCTAACTCTTTATTGTGAAAGTCTTCATCAACCTTCCGTAAATTCTTCCTAATCTCCTTAAGTTTTTGTTTATACTTTGGAGACATGACCTTAAGCTTTTCTTGCTTGAGCTTAGCCAGGTCTTCGTCAATAGAAGCAATATCAGAAGCAATATCATCACAGTCTGATTTTAATTTCCTATATCTATCATTTACACTACTAAGTTCTTCCAACCTTTCTGATGCCTCCTGATACTCCTTATCATATTTATCAAGGTCAGAGAACGCTTTATATATTGATTTGGCATCACGTAACGCACGTTTGTAGTTACCGGCTTCTAACTGTATTACTAATTCTTTAATTACCTTCTTAAGAGGTACATTCGATAAATTCTTTGCATCTTTTATCTTACCCTTTAAATCAAGGATTAGTTCATTTTGTTTTTTAATCTTTATCTGAAGTGAAGCATCTACTTCATCCTTAATTTGTTTTTGTTTCTCAATCAGTAACTTAGTTAGCTTTTCCCTATCTTGCTTTAACTCTCTTCTTTCTTCTTTGATTTTTTGCTTGAAGGATTTTTCTCTATCTCTCATATCGAAGTAAGCTTCCTTGTTAGCCTCCAATTCTTTCTTAAGCATTTGAGACTCATGCTCTACCTCATTTATTTGAGATATCAAGTTATTTTTATCTTGTAATGCAATGCCTTTAGCAAGGTTTAAGAACTCTAAGTCAAATACTTCTTCGAATATCTTTTTCTTATCAGAATTAGATTCTTGTATGAGTCTTTTTATACCCTGACCAAACATGATTGAGTTCATAAACAGAGTATATGATAAACCTATCTCTCGGTTTATAAAATCTTGTATCTTCCCCTTCCCTTTGATATCAACTATATCCCCATCTTTCATGAAGATAAGTCTGTCTTTACCTTTAGCACCATCCTCGAGTACTTCATCATACTTTTGACATCTAACTATCTTATATGTATGAGAATCTTTCTGAAAATATACTTGTACCTTAGTACCCTTGTAATCTTTAGGCCTTACTTGCTTCCAAGTATTTACCTCAGAAACACCCTTTAGGTTTTTCCCATATATTGCCCATACCAATGCTGAGAGGATAGTTGAATTATGGGTAACTATAAAATCTCTGGTAATATATAGGCCTTCTGAAGAATCTACTTTAATGCACCTACATACCTTTTTCCCTATATATTCAATATTTCTTATGGTATTTACCATTCTATTTCTCCTGGTAAACTCACCATAGGATTTAGTTTTATATTTCCTTAGAAAAGGGTTAAAGGTTAGTCGTATTGAACACACATATGAAGTAGTATACCTACCATACTTAAACCGGGTACTTTCATTTTTAGTAGATAGGCCTCCAAGGGATCTTACCAAATAGCTAATACCATCTCTTAAGTGCTCACTCTTAGATGAATACGTAGAAACCTTTGAGATTTTCTTTTTGGAACCAACACATCCATCAGTATCTAATAAACCAGCTAATAATAATCTACGATTCTCGATTGATGATTTCAAATATAACTCTGGTATAAACTTATCTTTAGACTTACAACCAATTAATCCTAAATCCTTGAGTTCTTTACCTAAACCATGAATCCTAAAATGTTTAGCCCCTCTTACCTCTGTACCTTCATGAACCAGGTTTGGGTCTGGCAAATATGACCTTAATCTATCAACTATCTCTGGCCAATCCTCTCTATTGGTAGATACTCTAACTGTAAGCCTATTACCGGAAATACAACCATCGCCTAATATAAACCCTAATACGTAGGGGTGTATTGGTAATTTAGTATAATTACCATCAATTGGTACGGTTAATGGAGTTGAGTATCTATACTTGAAAGTACCAGGAGCAGTTTTATTCTCAACCTTATAATCCTTTAGTAAAGTCTCGGTATCTAAGGTTCTTAGTCTGTCTTTAGCTTTACCCGATTTGAATACTGACCATAAATGGTCTCCAGCACATTCAGTACATGAGCCATCAGAAAAGGTTATTTTATAAGTATCTAATAGACCTCTATCATAAATACCCAATAGCTTGATGGGTTTACCTGTAACTGGGTTAATTACTTTATCATTAAGAGTTAATTCCCCCATCTTTTTCCAACCATTAGCGGTTAAAACTGGTTCTTCTAAAGGTTGTGCTTTACCTTTCCCATTTGGGGCCTTGATAAGTATGGTACAAGTTGGGTTTAATTGTAGATGTAAGGATTCTATTGAACAAAATCCTTCTGCCTCTAAGTTTAAGAACGTTAACATGACTCAGCCTTTTTAAGTGTTTCAATTAATAGATTAGTTTTAACCTCATCTTTAATACCTTTCTCTCTTAGGTATCTCTTTGCTAGAGACTTCTTAGAAAGTTGCTTAGTAATCTTATGTTTGTTATTAACTGGAGTACTAGCTTTTTGAGGGATTACCGTATAATAATTGCCATCATCATTAATATCCTCTTCCCTTTCTACATCGATGAACTTTGGGAAATTTTTCAAAGGTACAAACTTCAGAGACAAATCTTCATAGATTTTCCAATACCCCAATTCACAATCTCTATCGGTTCTCCTTTGATGGTTAGGTGCCCCAATCATATAAACCTTCTTTGATAATCTTTGGGGTTTGTGTATATGACCACATAATACTAAATCGAATTTATTGAGAACATTCACATTTAAGTTTTCTACGGAATCTATCTCTCTACCATCGGTATCCTTTGCACCAGGATAATCAGTGTGTAGTAAAAGAATATTCTTTTTACTTTTATCTAATTCTAATTTCTTTAAGTATTCACTTAGACCCACATTATTATCAATATAAGGAACCCCATACACCATAATATTTTTATGTGTAGGGGATAATTGAGTTTTTTCATAATCTAATATCATGATACCATACTTCTCTACTTGATAAAGCCAGCTGAACGGTTTAGTACCAACCTTACTTATTTTCTTAATATCATGATTTCCAGATATGGCATATATCCAAAATCCTTCGATTAGTTCATTATAACATATCTCTGCTAATTCTTGGTCCATTGTTTCGGCCTTATGAAATAAGTCTCCACAAAATAATGCAGGACAGTTAAACCTTCTACATAATTTCCGTATAATCGACAAAACCCTGAAACTATTCAGGGTCCTGTGATTGTTCTCATTAAACTTAGCCCATAGGTTTATATGTAAATCCGAGAAGGCTATTGCTATTACTTCTTTTCCCATATCCTATCAATATGATACCATATCTGGTTTAGTCTAGTACAAAAATCAAGGTTCTCTACGCATACTGTTGGTATTTCCCAATTTGCAAGTAACTCACTCATAAGGGAAGATATTTGAACTTGAAAGAATCTGTTCATAATTCTCTTCTTATTATCCTCCATTGGCCAATCCTTGTAGTTAGACAAATTTAAGGGTAGAAATATTGCTAAATCGCATTGGTTTTCCATCAGTTCCTGGCATTGACAAAAGAAATGCTCCATTTCACATTCGGGTATATTTCTTGATTGTTTATACCAAAAATAAGCCGCTAAATCTGCATAACTTCTATCAGTTACAAAGTTCTCTTTATCTTTGAATAACCTGTTTCTCAGGTTTAATAATTGAAAATCCGATTTATACATTGCTTCAGAACCAAGGGATAACAACTCATTATGTGATATACCTTTAGTAGCTGGCAATAAATCTGACATACTGCCGGATATGAATGGTATGTCATATTTCTTAGCTACAGCTTGTGCTAAAGTGGTCTTCCCTATACCAGAGGGACCCACAAACATAATTCTCTTACTCATGATGTAATGCTTTAAATGGTTTTATAAATTCATTTGTCAAAAATGATGCTAAAGAGTATTCGATACAAAGTTCTTTGAATTTCTCATACTTAAACTTCTTCTTTGACTTAATTGGTAACTTATCCAATGGATTATGTCTTACAAACCAGAAAAGGTCGATTAACTGTTCATTCCTTTTCCATATTTGAAGATATTCTTTGTTCTTACTCTGGGCAATAAACTTCTCAATTCTACCCTCATCAAGGATTTTCCTTGCTTTTACTGGGCCTATACCCGGGAACCCTGGTATATCATCGGAAGTATCTCCAACAATTGCAAGGTACTCTACCGTTTCATGAGAATGATAACCGAATAGCTTTTTGCAATTATCCATCCGAATCATCTCATCCTTTCTTGGGTTGTATATCCGAAGGTTATTACTTAGCAACTGGTTAAAATCCTTGTCCGATGATATAAGTATCATTTTCTCGGATTGGAATTTTTTAATTGCAAGGTATGCTAAGAAATCATCTCCTTCATAGACTGTAGATTTTCTTTTATCGAAGATATAATTAATTCTTAGCATACCCAGCATTTTCATTATAATTGCCTTTTGCTTTTGCAATGATTCGTAATCTACAGATATATTTTTTCTATGTCCCTTATAATTGGGCAATAACTTCGTCCTTACTGGTGAATGACCATTATCGAATGAAATATAAACCTCATCCGGTTCGAACCTTGTAAGATACATATGTAGAGATTTGAAAAATCCGAATATTGCCCCACTCGGTTTGCCATCGGTAGATTTAAGTTTTTCAAATTTGTGAAAACTTTGGTGAAGTAAATTACATCCATCAACCAATAATATTGTTTTCTTACTCATCGTCTTCCTCCTCCTCTTCGTCTTCCCCTTGAACATCGTCTACTGGGAATAGGTTAGTATTTAATGATTCTAGTTTCTTTTTAGTAGTTCCAATAGTATTTATACCGGCTTTTCTTAAAAGCTTACGTCTTAATTCATCATTCTCTTCTAGTAAAGCTAAAAATTTCTCTTCTCCTCTACAGAGAGTTTCTCCTTTATATTTATAAACTCCACCATTAGATTTTTGTATAATCTCTTCCTCTATAAGAATCTCATTTAACCAATATATCTTATCAAAACCTACGTCATGGTATTTAGAGTTATTATATACGGGAGCAGCTTTTATAGTCCCTCTTGGAGGAGCAACCTTATTCTTCATTGTACGGATTGAAGTTACTCTACCAATCTTTCTTTCCTTCCCTTTTATCTTCTTCGTTAAGGATTTACCTCCATATAAACCTATTCTTTGAGAAGCATAGAATTTTAAGGCAGCTCCTCCAGGAGTAGTATCAGGATTTTCAAACATACCTGCTTTTAGATTAGTACGTAATTGATTAATATAAATCTGAGTTACTCCCAAAGAGTATAACATTTCATTTCTTATACGGAAATATTTATATATGGCTTTTGCTCGATTACCCATATCGGCAGAAGCATTACTCATTTCGGAGTTTATATTTATTTCGGTGTCCAGAGCCGAAACTGAATCCAAAATTAGTAATATAGGTTCATTATTTACTAGCTGACTTCTCCAATATAATGCCATAGATGCAACCCAATCAGATATTTTTTCTATAGCAGTTTCTCTATAGATAATTACCCTACTTAAATCTAGTCCATTAATCTCAGCCCAAGAATTAGTAAAAGATTGTTCAGCATCTATCCACAAAACTACTCCATTCAAATACTGACAGGAATATGCGAAATCATATGCCATTAGACTTTTACCAGAGGATTCAGTACCAAATAACTCAAGTATCTTCCCATACGGAATTCCTCCACCTAAAATATAATTAAAAGCTAAAAATCTTGAAGGTAACCAAGGTAACTTAGAATCATCTTCTTCTAAAGCTATAGAAAAACCTGGGAATTTCTTCTTCATCTCATTCAGAGAGGGTACTTTTATTTTCTTCCTTGCCATAGTTCTTTAAATTTATATCTTATTATTTTATTTATCATTGATTTGTTCGTATTGAACATCTCTGCTAATTCCATAATACTAACACCATCACAATAATAGTCAAACAACTCTGGTATTTCTTTATTTACCCATCTAGGGCATTCTTCCCCTTTTTGTTTTCTACCATCTACTATCATCTGAGCCATATTCTCTTGGTGTGTACCCCAATATAGATTTTTATAATGATTATTTAATGGGTTATTATCTTTGTGACATACACAAGGTTTATTCTCTGGGTTAGGTATATAAGCTAAAGCTACTAACCTTGATACCGAGTATGACTTATTTCGTATCTTTACTCGTTTGGTACTATAGGTTGGAGTTTTAATCATTATCTTTACTCTCCTTTCTCTCCATACCTTTCCCAATTTACCAGCATCGTTCCCGTTAGGTATTACCCTTGAGTATATCTGACCTCTTTTAGAGATATAATATCCTGGACATCCAGGTATGTTATCATACTTTGCCATAATGTAATCTCTTTAAACTAAAGAAGGTGATAACAGAACGAATCTAATTACCACCTTCTAATGAAACCATATTACTAACCCTTAAATATCCGACTTATATTTTTTCTTCTTTTTCTTGGGTTCCTCATCCTCCATGTAATGGTCTTTGTGAATACCCTTTTTCTTTTTCTTCTTTTTAGGTTCGTCATCATCGTCATCCCCATGGTCTTCATTTAGATACTGTGAAAGCAAATCTTCCAACTCATCATAGGATTTGATTTGAGAACGAACTATTCCCTCAAGGTCAATTGTACCTTGATATTTCTTATCCAATTTAGTTGGTTTACAAGCACGAGCAGAATAAGTGGTGTCTAGTTTACCAGACCCTGAACGAATTACCTTGATATCATATCCAGTTTTTGGATCTGTCATATCACCTGCCTCATCTTCATCAAGGTAAAGGTCAATGATATCCTGGTATACTGAGCGAGGAACTAAAACTCCCTTATCTTTGCCTTCGTAATCTACCTTACTACCCTTTTCATCTGAGTAAATGATACCACCGATGACATATCTTCTTCTTGGCACCAAATTCTTGGCAAGTTCCTTGTCATCTTCATCCTTAGAGTTTTTCAATTCTTGATATTTCTCCATGAATGGGCAAGGTTCATCAAAAGTAGCCGGAGATATAACTCCTCCCAAATTGCCACCCAGGTAGAATTGAATAATTTCGATACCCAATTCTTGGTCATCACCGGGAGATTTAATTCTCATTCTCAGTGTTCCTTCTTTTGGATATACTAACCCACTACCATTTCCCTTGGATTCTAGCTGTTTCTTTCTAGCTAGCATCTTTTCTTTTGTAGAAAGTCCTTCTGATGAAACTTTCTTTTTCTTCTTGTCTTTTATCATAATGATTAGTTTTAATTATTCGGTTCTGAGTAAACTACTTCGTTCATACTCAATACGGTAAGAACGTTTTTCTCTAAAAGTTGTTTGAGAGCAGGAGATAGTTTGTCCGTTTCGAATTCAAGTTCTTTACCTGCATACAAACCATAGGTAACTATTCTACCTACAGCAACCAATTCTCGGTAGGTTTTGTATTCTTCAGTAATTTCTCCACTCTTTACTACAACCCCTTTACGAGGAACTCCCTCTTTTACTTGTTCAGGGATAATCAAACCAGATTTAGTTTGGTTTACCTCCTTGGGAGATAAAATAAGTACCCGGTTTTCTGTTGGGCATCCGGGTAATTCTTGATTAAATTTCTCAGCTACAAGAGTTGAGATAAATGACATTGAATAATTCATATTCTAATACTGTTTTTAAAAGTTAGTAATTGTTTATAGTTCAATGGGTTAACCTTTTCTTAGGTTCGCATTAATAGTTCTTAATATATTTTCGCGTGACTCATAGCACTTACATATAGTTATGAACTTATTTGCTTTTTCTACAGCTTTCAAATACCTCTCATTGATAGAAGAGTATTTCTTGTTAAGGTTTGCCTTATGAGATACGTATTCATTATTCCATCTTTCATTAGCATCCTTATAATATAACCAAGCATTCGAATAAGCTTCTTCTTTTTCCCTTGCTAGAGCATCTCGTTCTTTTATATACTTATCTCTCAAAGAAGCAAGTACATAATAACTAGAAGGAGATTCTCGTAGCTGAGAATTAATGATATTCTCATTGATAGACAATTCTTTTTGAATATCTATTTCTAGGGTCCTACCCTCAAATTTAACCTTTAGTTTCTTTAGCTCCGTCTTCATAAACTTCTAATAGGTTTTTAAAGTCTTCCTTACTAAATTCACCTTTACTTATAGCATTAGATACTTGAGCAAAAGCCATTTGATAAGCTAAACTCATACCAGGCAATCTAAGAAGAGATTTATAGGGACTAATCTTATCTACTAAAGCTCTTAATCGTAAGTCGCATAAGTTATCAGTTCCCCCTCTATCTAATAATACTAAGAAAGCTGCCCAATAAATATGAGTAGCATCTTCATAAGCAAGTTTCCCATCCTCATCAGTGGCCATTACTTTAAAAGCCATATCCTCTAATGTAGTAAGGTTAGTCTGTAATTGATGTAATTGGGTCTTTACTCTATTGAATAACATCTTTTCTTGTCCACTTACCTTTAAATTCGTAGCATCCAGGTATTTAAACAGATTCTCAATAGAATAACCCAAACATCCTGCAATCATATAGGTAAGGGCAGTTAATTTACTCGCATTTTGATATTCCTCATTTGTTGCCATGGTTTCATAAATTTATTTTATTTATGTGGACATAGTATCCTCTTTCTTCACTTCTGTAGGTGATTTTGGATTTTCTTTATGATTTATCTTAAATTTACAGCTTGGGCATTCTACTACTCGTATAATCTCATAATCCGTAGGAGATTCTAAAAATTCACTACGTATTTCACAAGCATCGTATTCAAATTCGCAATCACATACTGGGCATTTAGCTCGCCATATCGTGGGTCCGTTCAAAATCTTTTTCATATTGCTTCATTTGTTTGTTAAAACGTTTCTTATACTCTGAAATAGGTATGTGTTTATATTTCTTATGTTCTTCCATATATTCTTCTACTGAGAAATCAGGTTCTAACATTTTCTTATAATCATAACCCGGAATAAAAGGTAACTCTTCTGCCATTGACCTACCAATAACAAACTCCATGTCCATTGTGACATCATCTATCTGAAAGCCGAAGTATGGCTTAGTTAATGGGTTCCTATAAATTTGCCACATCTCATATATACTCCAAATATTAATATTCTCTGGTTTAGTAATCTGATAATTAGCATCATGTACCAAACATACAGACTTAGTAGAGGGTAATTTACCTTGTCTCATTAAGTAGTATATGAGAATACTTCCAAATAAACACATATCAGATGCTGCTGATTGACATGGGAAATTTAATGCTAATCTCAAAGCATAAGCTTCTTCTCCCTTATCATTTGAATATATTTGGGGTAATCTTCTTTTCCTCCCAAATAATGATACCAGATGCCCATTCTTTCTAAGGAATTTCTCTTGTTTCTTCAAGAAGGTCTTCAACTTGGGGTGTTGACCAAAGAATATGTCCATTTCCTTTTGGGCTTCTTCTGGTGTAACTATAATACCAGATTTTGGGTCAGATAGTTTTACTGCTAGTAATTTTGCACCAATTCCATAAATAAGTCCAAAAGCAATTTGTTTAGCTTGCTTTCTTCTCACCTTCCATATCTTATGTTCTGGATGATTTTCATCCTCATATATCTTAAGAGCTTCTTCATAGGGTATATGATATTTAGTAGCAGCAATTGCTAAGTGAGGGTCCTGACCAGAGTTAAAAGCATTAAGATAAGTTTCATCTCCAGATAGATGAGCCATAATTCTTAATTCTGCCTGGCTAAAATCACTAGCAATATATAAGGTTCCTTTAGGAGCTTTTAATTGTAATTTAATATTGGGGTCTACGGATGTCTTGGGAATTTGTTGAGCATTGGGTTCTGCAGAGGATAATCTTCCACTTGTAGTCCCATGAATAAGAAATCTTCCATGTAATCTATCATCATCTTGAACTTTTTCATTCCAACCATCTATATAGGTTTTATACATCTTCTCTAAACCTCGTAATTCAAGAAGCCTATCAAGGAAAATTGCCTTAGGTGAATCTGGTTTTTTAACGGTTAACCTTAGATTAGTAAGAGTCTCTTCATCTGTACTTGGTTTACCGGATTCATTATTCTTAATTACCTCAAAATGAAAACCTTCTTCCGAATACATCAATGCAGGTAAATCAACTGGGCTACCAAGATTAATAGGTCTTATAAGTTCTTGCTCTTTCTTGGTAGTGAATATACCTGCACGAATATTTGATATTTTTTGTTCCCTTGAATCAATCTTTCGTTTATCTTTTGGATCATTATAATCTAGCTCCTCAAGTTCAGCTTCGATAGATTGAATATATTTATCAATCTTTTCTTGGTTATACTTCTTTTCGAATTTCTTTACTCTTGGCAAATCATATATAGCTTGTCTAGCCGCATCTATTTTTGGTTTATATGTTTCCAGTAGTTGATTATTGAACTCTCTATCTAGATACAAACCATTCTTCTCTACTGAAGTGAGTACCCTTGATGCAGACATAATTAAATTCCTGAAGGTACTGTACAAACCAAGGTCAATCAGCTTCTTTTCAAAGAATATCATTAACCTAAGAGTATAATCCGTATCTTGACATCCATAATGGCAAAGTGGGTCTAACTTTTTTTTATCCCAAGGTATTTTATCGAAAGCATCTTGCTTCTCATAATTACCGTACTCTGGTAAATACCTTCTTACCATTGATTTTAAATCATTAGGTTTTTCCTCGTTTAGTAGATATTTTGCAAGCATACCATCTAAACAAGTACCTCTATAGAATATTTGATATTTCTGGTTTATCTGGTCATCAAACTTCCAGTTCCATGCAACCTTTACAATATCATAATTCTCAATAACCTCTTCCCCAAATTTCCTTAACATCTTTTTCCAATTCCATCCCGGAGCAGTATATTCTTTAGTCTGAAAATGGTCTAATGGTATAGAAGCACCAAATCCTGGCATCCAAGATACTGATAAGATAGTTGGTTTAAAAGATTTGTTGTATATAGGTTCTGCATTGGTTTCATAGTCACAGCAAGCATAACCCGTTGCTATACAACAAGCAATAAGTTGTTTGAGCTCTTTCTTGTTTCTTATTATCTTATATCTTGTCTCCATAATTATAAATAGAAAGAGGGACATACCTACCAGTAGCAGATAACATCCCTCTTAATTAGTATTCATCTTTCAAATCCTCTAAATTACAAGATAAGAAATGCCAATCTTTTTTGTATATATGCAATGAATCTATGGTATGATATAGATAACCAGGCTTTACTCCTACTTCTTTGGCTACATATTCCATTAATCTCCAAGCTAAATATAGATCATTACCGAAATGTTGGGCAAAATCTGAACTCCTTTGGTGATAACAAATATGTAATACTTTCTCTCCTTTACCATTCTGACGGATAAGGAAATCATAATACATTGAGCAGGGAATACGTTTACTTCCATCAAGGAATCTTAAGTCTGTACCATGAAATATAGGGAGTACTGCCTTACGAGTATCATTATCCCTTTTAAGGAGTTCGATAACAGATTGCATGGCAGAATCACAATTGAATGATGTACTACCATACAGATATAATTGATTCCAAATACGTTCTGGATAAGTATAATCAAATCTACCATTCACCAAGAACTGTTCCCATAAATCTTTTCTCAGTTCCCAAGCTTTACCAGGATTTAATTCGTACCAACCAATTCTTTCCTCAAACTCAGCATCTGCCCATTCTTTTGAATGCGAGAATACAAATAACCATACTGGGTCTCCGAGTGAAGTCAAGCAATATTGTTGGCAAATGAGTTCCTTTGTTTCAAATTCCTCTTTACCTTCAATGACTTTATTCTGATAGGTCTTTGGTTTTACAGTTTGACCATAACTGTTTAGCTCTCTGCCCAATTCAGACATTAGCTCAAATGAATTACTAAATATTCGCATTGTTCTTCTGTTTTAAAAGTTTCTTCTTATATGCTTTACGTTGAGAGTAAGAGATTACATTCTCGGGATATTCAATATCTTCGTATTCAAGAAGTAATTCTTTTGCTTTCATTGATTTATATGTTTCTTCATATAAATCTGGTCTGAGCACTTTAAAACTTCTAAAGAATACCTTGAATGAAGAGAATTCCTTCTCTGTACCCTTTTGGAATTTCTTCCATATCTCTTTTATTCTCTTATTCCAGGCATTCTCTTCTGCCCCTTTGAGTACTTTTTTCAAAGGCTTATGAGTATGATACATCAGAAGGGTTTCTACATTCCCGTACATCTGTGTCGCAAATAGGTTGATTTGTACTGACTGGTCTGGCCCATACACATATTCTGCCATCCGTTGAATCAATAGGAAGTCGAATATCAACCGCTTGGTAATTTCCGAAGCCCTGATTACCATTGTAATAACTGGTATGTCTTCCCCAAATCTTTTCGAAAATGTTGCAGCTATCAAACATTGTTTACCATTATCATGATGATTATTAAACATATAGGTTATATTGTAATTCTGATTGTACTTATTTCTCAGTACTCTCAGTTTACTACGCAACAAGTCAAGCTTATTAAAATCTATGTAATTATTCAATAAGCTAGTCCACTTAGTTTCTTTGTAATTGAAACATCTGCCATAATCAAATTCGGGGTCTACCCAAGCCTTTCGTATCTTAATGAATACGTTATATACCACTGCTACCCCAGAATTTGCTATTGCCCCTTTTCCAAATAGAGCTGGGTCTAATCGAAGGAACCCTTCATTTAGTTTTTCCCATGCTTCTTGAGATGTGGCAAATTCTAACGAATGGAGGGACTCCTCCGCATTAAGTTGAAGTCCCTCTAATTTATGGTTCCATCCTGACATGCTAGTAATTAGTATTTTGTCTCCATAAATTGAGACGTTGTTTTTTAAAGAATAAACTAAATAATCCGCAAGGAGTAAACCCATTCATGGCTAAAAATCCCATATAGAGATAGAATGACTTTACCAAAGATTCCTGAAAATCTATTTCTTTGGTCATCACTTGAGTTTGTTTCCAGGGTCTACATTTAAGGAAGTTCCTTGCTTTATTAAGTTCATATATTACTTCCCATAAATATAGCTTCTCATTTTCATGAGATATCTCGCTCATTTCATGAAAACCTGGGGTATAAGAAACTATCTTATCATATTCTGCTCTATCTTCTCTTGCCCAATCAGTTGGACTTAGTATAGGGTATTTCCTTACACTTCGATGGTCTGGGTACTTGATGAGTAAGTCTTTGACTCCAATTGCCATTACCTCAAATAAACTCTTTGCATCTTGGTATTTTAATATATCTTCTGGCAATATATTAGAATACAAAAGCAAAGTAAAGAAGAACCCCAAGGCATCTGCTTGTTCTTCATTTGCATTTGCTAGATGATTTAATACCTGAGTATATTCCTCTGAGGTTAAACAATCATTATTCCATCCATAATCACGATATATAGATACTACTTCATCGGTAGATTCGAACCCTTCAGTTAACTCTTCAATAACTCTACCAATAAAATCCTTTAGAATAACTTGGCTCTTTGGATTATTTATATCTAATGGGTAATCTGGTAGCTTTTCTATGGATTTATACCCAGAGAATTGCTCTATCCCAAGAACATACATTTCCTGTAGTACCCGTGCCTCAGTTTCTTCTACCTGAGGCACTTGTTCATTTATATTCCTGATGTCCATGATTATTTACTTCCTGATGAACCAAAACCATTCCCTCCTCTACTTCCCCACATCTGGGATTCAGTATAAAATTCCTCTTGTTGAATCTCTTCTGGTTCAGTAATATAGATAGGTACATGAATAAATTGTACCAGCTTCTGGCCAGCTTCAATAACCTGGGCTTCTTGAGAAGTGTTGTATACTCCAATGTGTATCTCTCCAACATAGGGAGAATCCACTATCTCGGCAGTAAAGATTAATCCTTTCTTAGTAGCTATACCAGATTTGTTTGCTGCCATTAACATAGATGCAGGAGGTTCTAGCAAACCTTTGATACCCGATGGGATAAGTATCCTATGCCCAGGTTGTAAAGCTATATGCCTTACGAAATGTTCACTAAAGGGTATATCCAAATCATATCCTCCTGAATCAAATTCATTCTTAGAGTGGATATCCTCTGAAGTCAAGTTGGTTGGTACATAAAAATCTAACCCAGCATCATTTGGGTTTGCTCTGTTGGGAGATACTACCTCCCTTACTTTGATAAATCTAAATCTGTTCATAATATATTACATTTACGTAAAAGTTGTCCAAAGGTTAATTTCTCGGGTCTAGAAACATGTACTCCCAATGAATTACACATTCTGATTACATCGGTAGAACCTTCCATACAAAGGTTAGCAAGTACATCTTCTTGCTTTACAAAATAGTTTGGGTTGTTAAGGTATACCTTGAACATAGCCCATATCATCTCTATTGGTTTCATTATTTAGTACACTCTTTATAAAGTTCTCTAATACGTTTTCTGGGTACTTCGAATTTCTCAACAGTTTTGGTAATAACTTCTTTTTTGTCTTTCCCTTTCCGAATCAAGCCTCGGATGTATTTCTTGATACCAACCGTATCTTCTAATACATCCAAATCCTTGTATTGATTCTTCTGTTCTAGCTCTTTCCTTGTGATATTCAAGTTCTGAGACATCTTGAATGCACATAGCTCTGAGTCTCCGCATAGCTTACACTCTTTAGTTGATAGGTCATACCCAATACCGAAGCAAGGGTCTCCATTAGTTCCCAGAGTACTAACATCTATGGGAGTAAGGATATCTTGCTTCGATAAGTCAGGAAGTTGTTTCTTTTTCTTAGCCATTATATATCTTTTTTTACGTTTATAAAATGTATATTTCACTGTTATCTTCTATGGGAACATAGGAATAACCGATGTTATTTATAAATAGTTCCCTGAGTTTATATAATTCTTGGTATGAATTTCTATCAGGGCTCTCTTGACATACTTTGACTACCATACCATTACTCCAGTACAAACAAAAGAAATGAGTAAAACATTCGGGGGTATTTTGATAAGTTTCCAAGTTTGATATCCATATCAAATCTCTACAGTTGAATACATGTTTAGGATTATGTACCTCTCCCACAACAAGAGACTTAAACGACTTAAACCATTCTTTAATCTTCTTCATCATAAGTGTAATTAAGGTGTTTACAATGGGGACAATGGGGACAGACCCATTCTTTTAAATGCCATCCCTTGATTTCTAAATCCTCTTTATGAAAACGTTTCTTACATGAATGGCATTGATAACCATCCTTAGAAAATATGAAGTCTAAAGCGAGTATTATTATCATAATAACAACCGCTGTAATTAAAATATATTTCTCCATCACTGAAAGCCTTTAATTTTCTTTTTAGTGTTATTGGGTTTTCCTTAAGAGTACCCAGCAATAAATACCTGATGCAGAGATTTGGATTATCTTCCAACCATCTGATAATAGAGTAGTTAGTTTAGTATCATCTTCATCTCTGATACATATTAGTTTATCATTATTCATAATGCCTATATGCTTATTAATTGTAATCTTCTTTTCCTCCTAC